AGATTTTATCAGAACCACCACCAACTGCTCCACCTCCAGCTGCATCAGCCCACTCAGGAGCCGTAGCACCTGTATTCATTGTAAGAACTTTACCAGCTGTACCTTTAGCTAATCTAGCTAAAGTATCTGTACCACTACCATATAAGACATCGCCTTGAACAAGTGATACACTTAATTTAGCACCAGTAACTGAATCATCTGCAGGTGTTGTCGTATCAGGAGGTATTTGCCATGAACAAGTTCCATCTCCATCAGCTCTTAGGAATTTAGTGCTGGCTTCGTTACTATTAGTAGTAGACTTTACTGCTTCACCTTCTGGAGTACCAGTAACACTAGCCCACGTTAAACCACCTGAATCACCAGATTGTTTAGATAAGAATTGACCATTGGTACCAGTATTAGATATCTTTAACTTCTCTTCACTAACTACATTAGTTTGTATTGCAGCTTCTACTATACTATTAGTAGCAGGTACATTAACTGCTGTAGCTGATCCTATTTGAGTTACAAATACACTAGCTCCTGAACCGGGTGCTGTACAGAACTTAATACCATTAGAACCTTCTAAGTGGAAACCTTCGTTACTAGCACTCCAAGAAGTAGAGTTAGGTTTTTGTAAGACACCATTTACACTAACTAGAAGTTGACCAACGGATGTAACACTTGCTGCATTACCTCCATCTCTTAGATCAAAACTTACATTAGTATAGTCAGGTGTACCAGATGTAGCTCCATCAGGAACTACTGTTAATAATTTATAATCTCCAACGGATGTAACTTCAGCATAATTAGAGCCGTCGTACACCTTCATAGTATTTGCATTAGAATCAAACCAAAGGTCACCTTCTGCTAATGCAGTACCATCAGGTTGATTACTAGGTGTACTACTGGCAACTTGATATCTTTGATTAAAATCAGTTACAAGTGTTTGAGCACTGGCTACTCCAGCTTCATCAACTACTAATCTATGATAAGTATAGGTATTTAAGGTACTAGTTGTCTGTACCAACATACCTTTACCAGCTGCTATGGTAGTATTATTGAGGGTGGAGTCGATCCCGTTAATTGTGACAGTAGATCCACCAAGTGTCCGACCAGTTGTACTGACACCTGAACCATTAACAACAATGCCGCCAGCGTCTGCAATGGAAACAATAGTACCAGCATCGTCATTAGGATCAGGGTTAGTGTTGGGGAATTTAAGTTCATCATCTATTGGAAAAAACCCACCTACATCTTGTAAAGTAGATACTATTTGATCATTAACGGCTTTTGCAGATGGAATTTGAACGTCAGTAGAACTTCCGCTAACCGATGTGACGATGCTCTTGCCATCAAGTAAATTAAGCTCGGCAGTAGTGGAAGTAAGTGCGGTACTAGACGCAAGAATAGAAGCAGTACCAGACTGCATCCCTGCAAGAGTTGTAAGGTCTGCGTCAAGCGGTTGTTTTGCATCTAACTGAGTCTGTACATTTGAAGTAACTCCATCTACATAATTTAGTTCTGCTGTAGTTGCAGTAACACCATCTAATAAATTTAGTTCTGCTGTAGTTGCGGTTGCTCCGTCTAATACATTTAATTCAGCAGTTGTAGCTGTTAAACCATCGGTTAGATTTAACTCTGCTGTAGTAGCAGTTACACCATCTAATTTATTTAATTCAGCAGTAGTAACTGTTGCTCCATCTAATATTTGAACTTCAGCTTGAGTTAAATCTGCTAAAGCACTAGCTGTATTAGAATCCATTGTACCGAGTTCTGTTAACTCTGCGTCTAATGGTTGTGATGTAGATGTAATATAAGCTTTTACTGATTGTTGTGAAGGAACTTGTGTTGCACTATCTGAAGCAAAATTATCTTCATCAACTAATGTTGGTATGGTAGGTTTATTTAATATCTTTGAATCACCGGAAGTTGCTTGCCAATCAGATTGAACATTAACTTCAGCTCCTGCAGCTATACCATCTAATTTACTATGATCTGCATCTGTGAAGACATTACTATCTGAAGCAGCTTCAACTGCAGTTCTTATTTCTGCATTAGTTTGATCACCTGTAGACCCGTCCTCAACGTTAATCATAGTACGGAGATCACCAGGTGAAATCTCTTCTATAACACCAGCTCCAGCTGAATCTCTACCTAGTACTCTATTTGTTGCAGATACATCCTGTAATTTAGCATAGGTTAAAGCATTAGTTCCAATTTTATCAACAGTTACAGCACCGTCTTTAATCTTAGCTTCTGTAATCTGAGCATCTCTTATATCTGCTGTTACTATTTCTTGTTCTACTGCTTCTTGTACTGAGAAGAGTAGTTGTGTTTCATTATTATTTAAGTCTGTTGCTCTAATAGAAGATCCTGGAGCAAAGGTGGCTTTGGATGTGTTTACATCAGTATCTCTATATACTCTTATGACATCATTATTAGCTGGTGTGTAGTCACTTGGTGAAGTTTTAAAAACTACATTCGTACCAGTTACATCATAGTGTGTTCCTTGAGTTTTTGCAGTACCATTCACTGTTACATGAACGTCTGATTTCTGGTAATATTCAAATGGATACGAAAAGCTGGTGGTAGAGCCATTCGCGGTGTGGTAAATTTCAGTTTGTTTATGTGTATGAGCCATAATTAATATTTAATGCAGGCTAAAAGAGCCACGTTTCTAGGTCGTGTTTCAGTTCCACCACCTGATTGGTTCGCAACTGATACACTATGGGTGTGCGCACTATTTGTAGTATCAATGGTTAAAGTATGAGTATGAGCACCTGCGGAACTAGTAGCTGTTGTAGTACCTGTGTTACCTGTACCCATGTTTATTATTTTATATCCGTTGCTACCATCTTCACCCTCACTATTAGTTCCTACTGTAGTATGGTTATGGTTACCTGCACTCTGGGTAGTACCTGTATGTGTATGAGCACCGTCAGTACTAATAGTTGCTACGTGATTATGACTTTCAGCTTCTTGAGCTTGTGTTGAACGTATAGCACGAGAACCGTCTATACCTCTACCATCATCAAGAGCTCTAATAAATTCACCACGTAAGTCAGGTAAGGCGGCACCAACTACAGCATATAAACCAGAGTAATCTGCAGACACACCTTGTACAGTTCCACTACCATTCGGTATACTATCTCCATTAGCTTTTAAATAACCTGTAGGAGCAGTTGAACCTGCATACCATATAACAGCACCAGGAGGATTAAACCCATATCCAGGGGCTGTTGTTTGACTAATTTTAGTTGGGTCAACAGCTGCAGCAGCTAGTAGTGCTGTTGTAATTTGTGCATCAGCAATCTTATCTGTTGTTACCGCATCGTCTAATATTTTACTTGTAATTACAGCGTTTGCCGCTATTTGAGCTGCTGTGATAGCTAACGTTGCTAACTTCTCACCTGTTATACTTGAGTTAATTATTTCATTCGTACCAATACTATTGTCAGCCATGTTAGCTTGTTCAATGGTATTGTTCTGTATAACCCAATCAGATGAACTATTAACTTGTATATCTCCTTTATCTCCTAAAGAAAAAGCTACAGAGTTATCGTCTTTTAAAGTACCAAACTCTTGTGCTGCGTATAATAATTGAGTATTATTTTTATTTAGATCTGAAGATGTAATAGAACTACCGGGTTGGTAAGTACTTTGAATATCATCTATATCTGTATCTCTAAAAATACGAATCTTAGAAGCATCAGCAGGGGCAGTGTTGAAATTAATAACGGTGGAACCACCTGATTGTACAATAGTATAGTCAGTATTTAAAGATTTTGTAACTCCTCCTAATTGAACTCTTAGATCAGCAGTACTCATAAAAGGGAAGGTAACAGAGAAGTCCCTGTTACCTGTTGATGTTTGGGTGTGAGTAACCTCCGTTATGTATGCCATGGTTTAATAATTTAGTGTTTCTTGTAAACCGGAGTCTTCGAGTACTTGATCCAGATTACCAGCTTTTTGAAAATTATCGGAATTAATCTTGTCGTATTCACGATTTCTGATAGCAGATCTCATTGGTTCCTCTAAATTATTCTCTGCCAAACGTTTAGCTTCAGTATAAGCAACTGTAATTCTACTGTATATTCTTTCGAATTTAGCAGTATCTAAAATATCAGAAGGAATCATGCCTCTACGTTGTGCTCGTATAATATTAATAAAACCTTTATGTACTGTACCATCAGGACCTGTGTAAGTAAGTTTATTTGCATCTTTCATGATTTCTCTAATCTGTTCTTTATAATAACCTTCCTCACCTATTTTACTATTGATAGCTGTAACCTCATGGTTTTCTAATATAGCACCTCTTTGACTTGTTCTCATAGAGGGGTTACTATTATATTCAATATCAATTAAGAATTGACTCTCTTCAGAAGGTAAAGAATGTATCTTCCATGGTCCTCTGTTGAAAACTCTAATGAACCAATTATCTTCGCTGCCTACTTCTTTACCATCTATAGGATCAACTACAGCAGGTAAGGCTCGTGAAGGATCGAAAGCATCTAAGAAATTATTTCTATTCCTTAAGTTATCATCTAAATCAGCACGAATTTGACGTAACTGAGGATACATGATTTTACCTAATTCATTCCTTAAGCTACCTAGAGGTACTAAGTTATTACCAAAGTTAGATAAGAATCTAGTAGCAGCAGCTCCATTACCTTGCAGAACATCGTACATAGGTTCTAATTGTGATAGAACTGATCTATTAGTAATAGCAGAACCTAATACAAAAGCTAGTTTATTATATAAATCTTCTTGTACAGCAGAGGATAAACTATCAAAATTATCTACAACATCAATAGTTAAAGATAACCAGTCACCTATCGGACCCATCCAATCGTAACTAACTTGTTTGTTAGTTCCAGGTATTTTACATGATTTCTTTTTCCATCCACTTCGTATTCTCATACGTTGTCTGGATTTATCATAATGACCATTACCAGTACATCTATCGTTAACTGCAGCAAATCCTGCTAAAGTAACGAATAAACTACCTATTGCTGCTTTTCCTTTAATTTCAGCTCTTACTGTTTCAAACGTTTCTAAAGCAAATTCATCTACTGGTTTACCTTTACTAGTTAAAATTTCTTTAATCTCATCAAATGAAAATTCACTAGCCTGTTTACGTCCTAATGGTCCCCACATTCTATGATAATCAGCAGATAGTACACCTGCAGGACTCCACTTACCAAATGTATCTATAACATTTGCAGTAGTTCTAGGGAACCAAATGAATGTTCTAGCAGCTGGGAATCGTTTAATAAAATCATTCATTCCTTCTACAACAGGTGAGTCAGCATTTAAAGCTATTTCACTTGTTGCTGCATCTACAGCATCGCTACTAATCATTCCATTAGAATCAAACCATTTATTATATACTTCATCTACAGCAGCTTTAAAGTTTTTATCAGTAATTTCTTCACCTGATTGAGCTAATTTATTTAAGACTTTATACTTAGCTTCTGTATTAGCTACAACTGATTTAGTAAATCCGTCAAATGCTGTCATGGAGTTACCTCCAAATCTAAGTAATGGGTCTTGTGCTAAAGCATCTAGATCTTCATAGATACTAAGCATCATCTTACCGCCTAATTCACCGTTTGCTTCTGCAGCATCTGCCCAAGCTCTTAAGGCATTTAAACCTTTCTCCTCTTTAATAGCAATATCTCCACGCATTACATAGCTAACTTCTTTAGGATTATTAGATGCTTTTCTAAAGACCAATCTCATATGATCTGTAGCTTTTGATAGGGTATCATCTAATGCAAAGTGAGCTACCATAGCTCGATTAGCTCTAGCTAGATCGCCTTGTAATACGGCTCCTGTAACAGTAGCAATACCTTTACCTAATAAACCAGTTAAGTTACCTACACCAGCTGCTGCAGGCGTACCCATAGCAGACAACATAGAGTTAAATATATTACTAAACATAGATTTATTAACTATTGAAGGTACATCAGGGGTACCATCATAAACTGCCTTCTTAAATGTAGCTAAATTATCAGCTGCCCAACTATGCAGTTTAAACATAGTATCGACATTACCATCAGTAAATTCATTAGCTAACATTAATGGTCTGAGGAATTGTGGGTTTTCTCTAGCTACAGCTTTTAATGTACTAGTCCATTCCTTGGCTTTAGGTATAATCTCTGTCATTTTAGCAGTGCTACTATCTAAAATAGTTTCAGCAGCTGCATTCATAATATTAAAATCCCCTGTATCTACAGCAGATTGCCAAGCTCTCATCTTAGCAAACATAGAGCCTGCTTCAAAATTAGCTAAACCTTTCTCTACCATCAATACTTCTAGACGGTCTGCCATTAAATCAATAGTTCTAAGAACAGAAGCTCCGTCTTCCATAAGTCTAGCACCTTCAGAGAAGTCTGCAACTTGTCCAGCTTCTGAAGTAACTAGATATGCTCTAGCTTTCTGAGCATCAAGATCTAACATCTGAGCTTTTAAATCTTTAACAGCTCTATTTATACCTTTCTTACCTACAATTCTAACTACTGAGTCATCTACTGATCTCTTGAATTCATCTAAGATTCCAAGGATATCATCAGTATCAACTCTAGGATGTAAGAGTGTAGCTGCTAAAGTTCTACCAGCTTTATCTATCATCCGTTCAGTAATCCTTGTTCCAGATCTCAACTGTTTACTAAACTTACCAGCTTTCTTAAGCTGATCTGTTAATTCACTAACAAGTGTACGATTAGTTAGATTGTTAATTTCAAGTCCTTCTTTCCTAGCAGCTTCACTGATAATAGTACCAAGTCTACCCCAACCAGATTCAATGTTATTCTGGATTTGAGCAGCATCAGCAGCTGCACCTATGATACCATCTTCATCTCTAGTTCTGACTAAGGTTTCACCCTCATCAAACATAGGCCAGTTAGGAGGTTCTTCTCCTTTACTGATATAGTATTCACTAAGTTCATTTAGTGTATGTTCTTTCCTTGCATAGTTTTTAAGTACAGAATCTTCTGTTATATTATCAGAGAATTTGATACCAGAGAATTGATCCTTAGCTAATTCATCTATATTAGCTACACCACCTTCCTTAGCTGGTATGAATTTCTTAGTTCTAGAAATACTTCTACCAGCTTTTGTTAAGTGAGCTGCACCTTCAATAATACTAGCAAAGACACTAAAGATAGCACCTTCGTTAACATTCTTAGCACGTTTCTCACCTGCTGTATCATCTTCAGTTGTAGCTATACTATTAGGTATCCATTGAAATGTCTTAGGCCAATAGTTCTTAAGAACACCCATCAGATTATCATCCTTCTGGTTTTGTTCTGCTACATAATCAACTGCCGCACCTGAACCAGCGTCAATACCAAACTTAGCAAAGTATTGAAATGATTTAGTGTTACCTAATCTTCGTAACCAAGGTGATGCTGTACCAGCTGCATGTATCTTAGCTCCAGCATTTAATGCTAAACTTCTAAGACCAAGGGATGGTATAACTAGTCCTGATATATTACGTACAGCAGTGTGCATATTACTTTCATATGCAGGTAGCTTAGGTATATCAAAGTTATCACCTGCTTTAGCAAAGTTGATAGCATCTATAAGAGTATCTGAAAGACCAACTAGAGGTGCTGCTCCTTCATACATGTTTTGACCTACATCCTGTACGAAACCTCCTAAGCCTTCACGAGGTTTGTTTGTTTCTCCTTCCGTAGAAGGTTGTTGTGTGTCAGATTCTTGTGGAGTATCCGTAGGTACTACTTGATCTGGCATTTCTGTTTGATATTCATCTCCAAGATACTCCTTTAATTGAGAAGCGTCCATAGAGTCAATATCAAGAGTTTCATTTTCCATTAGTTAGTGTCCTCATCCTCCTTTGGTTCTTCCATGAAGCCCTGGAAACCTTCACCAGTGCCGAAGTACTCAGCCGGACTTAATGTATTTTGTAAACGTTGGTTTTCTTTAATCCTAGCGTTCTTCTTATTAATTTCTAATAATTGAGCAGCTTTTTCTTCTTTTTTAGCTTCTACAAGAGGTTGTATTTCAGGATCTGCTTCAACTGACTTTTGTAATATACCAATTACCTCCACTTGTTTATTAGTACTAAGGTTTTTCCATCCTTGAGTTCGTAATTGATATCTTAAAGTACCTATACGTGAATTATAAAATCCTGGTTTACCCTTCACGCTCTTATAGGCTAAGTTTAAACCTTCTAATATAACATCGTTAGCAGTTTGGTTCTTATTCTGTTTCAATTCTCTTTCAAGTTTTTCAAACCCAAACGATCTGGTAAACTGATTGTCTTTTGGATCCTTACTATCATTTAATCTCTTAACTGCATTGTTAAATAATGTCTTTACATCTGTATTCAATCTTTCAGCTATGACATACATTTTATCTGAATAATCACCAGTAAGTGCTACACCTGCAAGATCTATGTTATCAAGACCTGCTCCGTCAGCTATTGCTGCTTCTCTATTACCTTTATATGTATTGGTTAAAAGAGCATCAACCTTAGAGCGCCATTTAGTTTGGTTAGCTGGAGTCCAGTTTATTTTATGCTCAGTAGCAGATCTAATCCTTATATTATTATAAATTCTCCAGTTAGTAAAATCTTTTGCTCTCTCATCAAAAGAATACAACCCATCCTTACCTTTTGTACCACCACCTCTACTTGCCCATAAACCATCTTTATATGCAGTAACTGTACCAGCAATTTCATTATTTACTTTAGTTGGATCTAGATTTCCTTTCGCATCATATTGAGCC